GTTTCTACAGATTCGACCGATGTAGGAGCATTAATTGCAGAAAGCAAAAAGTATCGTAAAAGGTCGCAGGATGCTGAAGCACGATTAGCAAAACTTGAATCTCAATTAGCAAAAGCTGAAAAAGCCAAGTTAAAAGAGAAAGAAGACTTTAAGACTCTTTATGAGCAAAATGAAGCGAAGATCGAATCTTTGACTGCGAGTGCTGATAAATGGTCTAAGTATCAAGAGGCTAAAACAGCTGCTTTATTAGAAGGTGTTCCTGAAGACGAGAGAGAGGCTTTATCTAAATTAGATTTTGAAACTCTTGAGTATGTAACTAATAAAATTAACGCAAGCAAAGCAAATGCTCCTGAAGTTGTAGGAAATGCAAGGGCTATTAATAATATCCCTGATGATTGGACTACAATGGACAGAAAGGATGTAAAGGCTAATTGGGCAGACATACTTGCCAATGCTGCGAAGAAAACTAAAAACTAACCCTACCTGAAAGCTCAATAGAGAGCTGATTGAGGGCAAAATGAAGAGGAATTACAATGGCAGTCGGTGATTTAATGGATAAAACGTCAGGTGCAGGTTTTATACCTGAAGTTTGGTCTGATTCAATATATAGCTTCTTTTTTAGAGCTAATGGTTTAAGAAGTAGTGTAGATGATTACAGTGCTTTGGTAAAAGGTAAAGGTGATAAAATTCACATTCCTGCAATTTTAATGCAAACTGCACAAAGCAAGACAGGTTCTGCTGCAGTAGCTTGGGATACGAACAAAGGTTCTACTCCTCAAGCTCACGATGTAGCAGCAGTTGAGTTGGATGTAAATACACATATCTATCAAGCTGAAATATTTGAAGATATACTTACAATCCAAGCTGAATATGAGTTGATTAGCAAATATGCAAAAATGTTCGGTGAGTCTTTGGCACGAAAAGTTGAAACTGACTTATGGGCAGAGCTTGATGGCTTCCAAACAACAGTAACATTAACTGCAGACGATGCAGTTGCTAATGCTGATTTGGAAAGCATATTGGCAAATCTATATGATTTAGATATAGACCCTAATCAATGTTCAATGGCTGTGAATCACTTGATTCTTGCTGACCTGTTGAATCCTGCAAATGGTATGGGTTCTTACTTTACAAGAGCTGATGCTATCCCTAATAATGGAAACGCAGCTATGGGTTCTCACGTAACTTCAGGTGCAAAAGGACTTATCTATGGAATGGATGTGTACTTTTCACAAGCTATCTCTACAGGTGGTACTAATAGAAGTGGTGCTGTTTATGTACCTGGAGCTTGTGCTTTTGCAGCATCTCAAGATGTTAGAGTGCAATCTGACTACAGCGTTGATTATTTAGGTACTAAAGTCATAGCAGATATGATTTATGGTGCTAAGTTGTTAGATAGTGCAACCAATAAATTAGGGTTGAACTTCGTAAACGCTTCGTAATCAATAAGTGTTAATCTAAAAAGGGGGTGGGCAACTGCCCCCTTTATTTAAGGGGAGTTATGATTTATTTAAAGAATAAGCAAGGTGGAAATATATTAGCTTTTAAAGAGCATGATAAAATATCAAATTTATTAGATTCAGGGCAATGGGTAAGAATAAATAGCAGAAAAGATGAATCTGAATATGTTAGTAAAAAAGCAACAAAAAAGAAATCTAAAAATGTCAAGTAAGCCTGCGTGCAATCCAAATACAGTAACAGGGCAAAATAGAGTTATTCGTAAAAAGGGTGATTTAAATGGTGCAGGCAAAGGTGATTGGATGCGAATATCTAATCGTGACGAGCAATATAAAAAGAATTACGATAAGATAGATTGGTCTAAATGAAAGACTTATTAAAAAGAATTAAACATCATGAAGGCTATAGATCCAAAGTGTATCAATGTACAGAAGGTTACGATACTATAGGATATGGCTTTGCAATAAAAGATTTAGAATTAGAAGAAGATTTATGTGATGAGATCCTCCTCAGAAAACTTCGCATATTAGGTAGAAGTGTCATGGGTAAATTCCCATTCTTTGATAGCCTTCCATCAGATTGTAAAGATGTCCTGATGGAAATGTGCTATCAGTTAGGGGTTACAGGAGTATCAAAATTCAAGAAAGCCTTGAGAGCCATGGAAGATGGGGATTGGGAGAAGGCTGCAGATGAAATGCTCGATAGCAAGTGGGCAAAGCAAACGCCTAATCGTGCTAAAGAGATGAGTAACATCATAAGGAGTCTACATGAAGAAAAGTCCAGTACGAAGGGCGATAGTAACACCTGATAAGCATTTTCCCTTGGCTGATATGCCAAGCATTAAAGTTTTATGTAAGACAATAGAGATAGTTAAGCCTGACATCTATATCGACCTTGGTGATGTTGGAGAGTGGTCTGGATGCTCACATTGGCAATGGAGCAAGAAGAAAAGACCACCACTTGAATACCAACTTCCCCTTATAGATCAAGATGTAATAGATGTAAATGCAGGCATGGACATTATTGATGAGTCCCTGGATAAAGTCAAGTGCAAAGACAGGCATATGATTGTTGGGAATCATGATGATTGGATGAATAAGTTCGTCTGTGAGAATCCATACTTGAAAGAGTATAAATTCGATACAGCTGTTGATTTAAAGGGTAGAGGGTATAAACATCATCCATGTGGAAAATTTTTAAAGATAGGAAAGCTCAACTTTTATCATGGGCATCATTTCGGCACAATGAATCATACAAGGAATCACCTGGGAAGATTAGGGGCGAATATAATGTATGGTCATCATCACGATCTTCAGCAGACGAGTGTAACTCACATGGATGGAGTCAAGAGTGCTTGGAGTATTGGTTGCTTGAAAGATATGACAGGTGAGAAAAATGCTTGGCTTGGTGGCAGGAAGATTAATTGGAGTCATGCATTTGCTATTGTTGATTTTTTCCAATCAGGTTTATTTACAGTACATATTATTCAAATTATTAATGGCAAAACATCTCTTTGGGGTGAGGTGATAGATGGGAATAAGTAGTGGATCTAACAATTATAGATCAGTATGGGTTGCCCATCGCAATCACTATAGCTTTCGGTTACTTTATTTGGAAACAGCAAACCTGGATTCAGAAAGAGTTAGTAGATGACCTTGAACAGCAGTTTAGAAGATTAGAGGGGATCATCATTAAGTTGATTGACCAACAAAAGATTACGCAGATGGATATTAAGCAGGTTAAGGGTTATATTGAAGGTATTGAAGATATACTATCAAGACTTATAAATGGAGAAGCAAAGAAGTGACAGACTCTTTAAAGGCTATTGGAACAAGTGTGGGAACTATTGCTGTGAATGTGTGGGAGTTAGTCCCTGAAGCATTAGGATTATTATTGATTATATTAAATATAATATATGTATTTTTAAAAATAAAGAAGGAGTGTTAGAATGGTAGCCACATTAACAGCATTTGCTACAAGTAAAGTAGCAGCTTACGCAGGGATGGGAGTAGCAGGATGTGCTACAGCTTTTATTTTAAAGAAAATCCCTAATAAAGCAATTAAAGCTAAGTTTGGCTCTTGGATGTATAATCTTGGAGTAGTATGTACATTAGGTATGGGTAAATGGAAGTGGACTAAATCAGTTTGGAATAAAACTATTGAGCCTTATTTCATTGATGCCATTGATAATATTCTAGTAACTGGAATATCTAAATTCGTAGATGGGCTTCGTTCAGATAATTAATGAGTAAAGCCTTGCATATTGATAGAGCAGTTGATGGCAATCTAAAGCCTGTAAAGGATATAGATGGTACTGTTACTGCTTTAGAATTATCTACTGATAATGTAAGGGTAAAGAATTTAGAAGTATTGGGTAGCATTGCTAATAATTATCAGAAGTATGCTATTAATGACCATCATTTTTTTGATGCAGAAAATTCAAGTAGGACATATTTCAAAGATGTAGATTCATCTACATATCCTCATAAATGGTTAGGATATGACACAGAGGATTCTACTACTATTGGAGATACAATTTCTTTAGCTGCTCCTAATGCAGCTACAGGGCTAATCGTTCCTTTTGATTGCAATCTTGTTGGGGTTAGGTGGGTAGGATACCAATCTCAGAATTATGACCAAGTAGTTTATTTGCAAACATGGACAAGTGAAGGGGCTGAAGATAATACAGTAAATGCTGTAGATTTAACTTTAAGAGATACAATTACTTTGACTAATTACAAAAGGAAGTATTATAATCAATATAGCAAATTAAATGTTTCACTTGGGGCAGGGAATATGATTTATCCTGCTTTCCAATATGTAAGTGGTACAAGAGTACAATATCAAGGGCAAGTATCTTTTTTGATTGAAGGAGTGTAATGAGTTTAACAGGAAAAACAAAAGCAGGTAGCTACAAAGACATATTGCAAATGAACAACTCCAATAGTGGGGTTGATTCCACTTCCAGAAATGTTGCAGATGGTGAAGGAACTGCAAGTGCATTATATCTATCTGATGACCAAGTTTCAATTAAGCCACAAGATTCTGATAGCACTGCTATATTTAGGGTTAATGATAAAGATAGCAACGCTTTATTTGCTATTGATTCAACCAATGATTTAATCAAAGCAAATGGGAATGTTGTCAATACTAATATTAAAGAATTTGCAATGGATTCTCAGGAAGCAAATCCTGCTATAGCAGATACTTGGTATGGGCTAACATCAACCTTTAATCATTATGATACACAAGATTTTGCAATGGGTACAGGCTCAACCCCTGCAACAACCCTGACAATTTCAGCAGGGGCAAGTGTATATGTCAAGGGTTATTGGTATGTACCATTTGATATTTCAATAGATTCTTGCAATGTATGGTTTGGTGCTGATGCATCAAGTGGTGATGTGGTGAAGTTTTCAGTTATGTCTTATACAGTAGATACTTCAAATAGTTCAACAGGTGGAGATTTATCATCAGGGGTGGAGAATTGTGCTTCACCTACTACCATAACAGGGGCAGGCAGAGAACAGGCTTACTATCAAGCACTAACAGTATCAACTGCTGATGTAGATGCAGGAAAAGTAATTATGGCTTGTGTGGCACAAGATGGCACAAACTCAGATTTAACAGTCAATATGCAATTAGTATATCATTTAAGGTAAGGAATAAAATATGGCAAAGTTTACAACAAATTTATCAATGGCTACAGCAAATGAAACGATTAATGTTGCCAAGTCAGGAGAATATGTAGAGGTTTTTAAGGTTACTCAGGAGTTATCAGCAGGGCTTAACCATAATACATTTTTAGAAATATTACAGCCATCAACAACAGCAGCACAATCAGCTATAAAAGATGCAAAGGCTCTTGTAATTAAGAATGCTGGATTAGTCGGAGCAGAAATACAAATCAAATCAAACGAATGGGCAGATGGCTCATCTACTCCTGATACTGTTGCTGGAGTATCTTACCAGAGTTATTTACTTGCTTCAGGCGATTTTTTGTTCTTGCCTAATTTACGTCAGGCTAATTTCAGGACTGATGTTAATAGTCTTGGTAATGGATATACTCTCAATAATCAAGTTCCTGATGCTAATATGTATATAGCAGTAGATAACTCAGTTGGTACAGCAGGTGGGAGTGGTGACCCTCAGCTTGTAAATGAAGCAGTAGATGGTAGTGAGACTGTAATAACTGTAGATGATGGTTTATATTTCCACGTAGGCGATATAATAAGATTAGAAAATGAAGTTATGGAAATAACTGATAAAAGTGGGAATGATTTAACAGTAATAAGAGGTGCGTATGGTTCATCACCAGCATCACATTCTGATGATACTGCAATAAGATTTTCATTCTTTAATGCTTATGCAGATTATGATAATTATTCAGTAGCACAAACTGATTCAGCTGGTAGATTTAAAGTTTCTAATTTCTTTGGGTACGCAAGAAGTGAAGGGGTTGCAGATGGATTAGTTGCAGGTTCAGTTAGTGGAAAATTCTATAGTCAAGCATATCAAGAATTAGGATTATCAGGGGTTGCAGCTTCTACCGAATCTGGACTTACAGCATCAACTGCGTATCAATTTACGATAGCAGTGGATGGAGGCTCTGCGTATGATGTTGATGTTACTACAAGTGCTAATACTAAATTTGGTGGCACTGATGGAGTTATTAGAAAGATTCAAGATGTATTTGATGCTGCTTATTATACAGCAGGAAATCTATTTGAAAAAAGAGTAACAGTAGGTATTGTAAATGGCGATGTTAGATTTACATCTGGTTCGCATTTAGCGACATCTGCCATTGCTCTCGGTGATTCAAGTGGTGGCGATACTGATATTTGGGGGGTGGGTAGAATACCAGCTGTTGCAGACGCAGAAGATGCAGTAGCATCAAGGCTTCCAGCCAATACAGTATATGATAGAAGGTCAGGAGTTGTATCGGCAAATTTAGGCTCTATGTTTTATGATGATGGGCATGGTAATATTTCAGGGGCTTGTAGTGGTACTATAGATTACAGGACAGGGGCGATGGATTTAAATGGGTGTCCTCCTAATGCTCAATTTGTAGTAAGTGCTTCGTATGGCTCGGCACATAGTGGGGAAAATAGATACTCTGATACAGCAGGAAATTCAATCATGCAGATTTCTGGAAGAAGTGCTAATAGCAAGGTTTATACAACTATAGAAGTAATAGCATTACGATAATGGCTTATAAGAAACCTAAGAAGAAAAAGAAGAAGCGAGGCAAGTAGATTTGTTTTGCAGAGGAGAATACTTGTATATTACACACACAATTTTAGATAAGATTTAGGGGATTGCATGGCAACTGCACCAATTTATTGTACCCATAAAGAATTAAAGAGGGTATTCCCACAACTTGACGAGTTTGATACTAAAGTTCAAGTATTTGGATGGGCAACAGTATCAACCAATAAGTATGCCTCTCATAATAGTGGTTTAGTTACTCAACTATTTGCAGATGGAGAAGACTTAGGGGCAGCACAGTCTGCTCATGCTGATTTAAATGTTGAAGGTGAGTGGTTTTATGACTCAACAAATGATGTACTTTATTATTATTCAACTTGGCCTCCTGCTGATAAGCTTATGGAAGCAGGTGAAGAGTTTACTGCTATGGTAACTCAAGCGAGAACTGATGCCAGTAGATATTTAGATTCAAAGTTAGACCCTAACCTACCTAAGAATCAGTTTAAAGACAAGTCAGGCAACTTTGATTATTTGATTATTAGAACTGCTGCTCTTTTATGTGCTGTATTTATGATAAGGGCTACAGACCCTACAAGTGAAATGGCTTCTGCAATGATGGAAGAGGCAGGAGGTAATATAGATGATCTTAACAATGGGAAGGCTGCCCTATCACATCAAAATACTTCTGATTCATCTAAAGGTATTATTAGAGATGTATCTTACACCGATGGAAGTGTAAGACCTGTAGATACGAGAGGACACTATTCAGGAACATTTGACCTTATTCGTATAACGATAGGGACTGGTGGGGCAATGGATGGCACAGCCACATATTCTGTGTGGGTTAAAGATGGGGACAAGTTAGGGAATCAGCAAGGCAACCAAGTGGTAACGAATGAAAAAATTAATGGTGATTATCAAGCTTTAGCAGGGGGTCTTCAGATACGATTTTCTGGAGAAACCAAGACATCAGTTGCAACTGCAACTAATGAATGGGAAGTAGAAGTTCAAGGGTGGACAGAAGAAGTTGACTCTAATTCATTGAAGCCTATTAGAATGACACGAAGGTTTTAGATGCCTACTTTATCATCAGGTGGAAAATTTGAGAATAACTGGAAGAATATACTTGGTAAACTAAGGAGTGTTCTTCGTACTGAATATGGGAATACTTTACCTATATTTATAGGGGATGAGGATTCATCATCAAGCAGTCAATATATTCGGCTTGACCCCCAGGGTAGTGAGTTATCACAATATATGATTACTGGTGAAATGCGAGAATTTACTGTAAATGTTTTTTATGTTTTCTCAGGGGTTAATGTTAAAAAGACTGCCCTTGACCATATTTTAAGATTTACATCAAGAACAGAGGCATTGATCCACGACAATATATCAATGACATTAGATGATGATAGTAGTGCTTTTAATTGTAGATTTGAATCTACTGAACTTGGTACAGATGAAGAAGAAAATGTTTATGTGGTTAGTTGGGTGTGGATGTGTCAGCATCTTGGGAATGCAAGTGATGCAGATTATAGCACAAAGAGCCTTGCATTTGATGGGGCAAATGATTATTTAGAAATAGGCAATAAATCAGATTTTAACTTTGGGGCATCTACTGATTTCACAGTAAGTCTTTGGGCAAAATATACTGGTGATGGATATATGGGGCTAGTATCAAAAGGGGTTGGTAGTGTCAGTGGGGGTTGGGAGGTTATAATTAACCTTAGCACAGGAAAATTACAAGGGAGGATTGAAGATTCAGATGGCAGCCCTACTTTAAATGCAATATCAACAGGTGAATATAATGATGGGGCTTGGCATAATTTTGTAGTTGTATTTGATAGAAGTGGTTTTATGACTCTCTATATAGATGGTAATGTAGATGGGGGGCTTGGAAGTGGGACAGTAGATATTTCATCAGGGGGTGATTGTGATGCCACTCATAGTCTTATTATTGGGAAGCAATCAGTAGGTTCAACTTATTATACAGGGAATATTGATGAAGTTTCTATTTGGAATACTGCTTTAGCTCAATCTGCTATAGCTGAATTATATAATAGTGGGAAGCCTAAAGATATAAGACTTGGAGCTTTCAAGTATTTATTTGATATTCATTGTAAAGGTTATTGGAGAATGGGAGATGGTACTTTAGATACATACCCATTAATAGCTGACCAAACTAATCCTACACTTGGAGCTGAACTATGGGATTCCCCTGCAAGTACAAATGGAAGTGTAACTAATTGGACTGCATACGACTCAGGTGGTACTTACAATTTATTAGCAACAGATAGTGAAGCAGTAAAAATAACTTTTGTAGATAGTTCTAATGAAGCAGGTGCATATACTACACTTCGATCATCTAAGAATTTAAGTAGTGATTTAGTCCAATATGCATTATATAAGTTTTCTTGTGATGCAAAAGTAAATACAGGTTCAGTAAGTATAGATACAAGTG